GAAACCAAAGATACCCATACTTGTGATGAAAACTAAAACAATAACAGCAAATGTTAAGTATGCTTTTATTGATTTTGGTACTAGTTCGTTGCGCCAGTTGTTATACAACCATGAGGTGGCTACAAGTTTGCCGACCTCTAACGCACTACCCATAGCAATAATAGGTATTACTGCACCTGCGAATAAAGTAGCAAGACCCATAATAGAATAACCAGCGGCTATTATAGATATAGATATTGCACTTATAAAAGTTATTATTATTGTGAACACAATTAATCCTCTATTGTATTTATTTTATAGTCTTTTCTAATTTTCTTTATAATACCCTTGATTTTAGGAAAGTAATTTTTATCACTAGCATAAGCGTCAAGAGCCATTAATAAGACAAATGGGTCATTCTCGCCATTGTCTCTCAACTCTTGATATTTACCAAAAGCAGTACCATTATTTAGTGTATTAATATAATGCAACACGGAATCACACTCATGTTCATATACTTTTACACCCCATTTTTTTGGTTTATTAGACGGCAACATATGTGGTTCTCGTAAATCATATGTTCTCATACCAAAGAGATTTCTTCCCTCTCTAGCAAACCTAGATGTTCCCCAACCACTTTCCAAAGCCGCCTGTGCTAATAGTAATTCTCTGTTTATTGGGAAAACATCTGTTGTTGTGTGATAGATATAATCTACACATTGATTTACATTGTCTAAAAATTGTTGATTGCTTGTATGTTCAAAGTCAGGTAAGGTAAGAGTTATTACCTCATCTGCTTTAACTTCGATATTAAGATTGTTTTTGTGGGCATATGTTATGCCGGCTATACTCATTACAATGAACACGAAAGCGAGTGTAGAAAACACCACCTTGGTGTTGTGCCAAAATAACTTCATACATTAGCCTCTCTTCCTAATAACCATGTATTCAAAACTGGTAATAATCTCCTCTGGCCTTTCGCCATATTCAGACCATGTACCTATCTTAATGTCTTGATTACGCTTTTGGAAGAAAGCCATTTGTGGGTATTTGTCGTGTATTTTAGCCATCTTTTTAAATATCTTTTCGGCTTGTTTTTCAGTATAATTGTTTACAACATCTGTATGCCAATTGCCTGTGTAATAAGTCATCTTGTTAGATGTACCATTACCAAACTGTTCTAGTTTTGCTGGAACACCGTCAATGATATGTTTAAGATGATGGTCTAGTTCTTTTGATTTTCTTTGTTGTGTCATAATGTAGTCTCCTATTCACGGTTTATAAATCTGCAATTTTGAATTTACTGATTACATTTTTAGTCGGTATAACTGTTGTGTTACCACCGTCTGCCAATTCACCATTGTCATCATAATTGTAGTCACTCATCAATACATGCACCTTGTTATCGTTTTTTACCAACCAACCAGTTGATACACAAATAGCAGGTTTCATGCGTTGAATTTCTTTCAATGTTTTCCAACCAGCGTCTGATTGGATATCCTCCCAATACACCAAATAGAAATCAAATGTAAATGGTATTTCTGGAAGTTCGTTTCTTTTTGGTCTAGGTTTTTTAGTCATAGTTTTTTACTTGCACTCTAGGCTTGTGTCGTTTTTTAGATATTCACACTTTTGTTTCTGTGCAATCTCATTTCTCATTTCAGCCATAAGACCGTCTATGATAGATGGCATATGTTTTTGCATTATACTAATCATTTCTAATGCAAATTGAGCACCGATTTTATTAATCTCGGCCTCCATAAGTTTTTGTTTATCTATTAATTCGTGGTTTGTAATGACATGACCTGCAACTGCTACTGGATAGTCATTTTCACCAGCATTTGCATAGTTGTATAGTAAATTGAACGATAACCAAAATACTATAAACCCTATAACTGCTTTTTTCATAATATAATCACCTCTCTCATTGTTTATATATGTATATAATACACTAGTTCCACCATAAAGGCAAGCACTTTTTTGCTTTTTTTTCAAATAAAAAAGCGTTAAAAATCAACAAATTATAAGGTGTGACACAAATCACACCATATAATGTTCTATTTCTGTTCTTTTTTAATGAATTTATCGTCCCAATTGAACGCTTCTTGAACCGCCGAAGCAGTTAATCCTTTATAGACTTTATTCAATTTCTTGTCTTTGACATTCATTAACAATTCAGCCTCTTCTTTGTGTAGGCCTTCTAGCATTTGAATAAACATGGTTTCTTTTTGAGTTTTAGAAGTTTTCACATCTGCACCCTCAATAAAATGCCATAACCTTTTGCACTCATTTTTAAGTTGGCCATGTTCAGTACCTTTTGGTACATCATTCTCAATAAAAGGTGGTCTACCCTCTGGTAGTGCCCACTTAATATTTGGGTCAAAAGCACCTTTAATAATCATTCTTAAAGCGTCACTATCGTATTGCTTTAATACTTCGATTTTTTTAGGTTTATCTTTTGCGTTGTTAACTTTTTGTAAGATTTCGGATAACAATGGTTCGGCAGAACCGCCTGTTGTTTGCATTGCTTCCATAGCTCTTCGGCTAATTAGATTTGGGTTGTCTGTAACCATAATTACTCCTATTTTCAATCATTTATATTATTTATCCAAGTATTTTTTCTTATACCATGCATAATATGTTTTGTCTGTAAATATCTCTGCAATTTCAGAAGCTGGTACTTGGTCACCTCTAATACATTCTGCTAAGGTTTCATACTCGTAGGTATCAACCTTTCTAGTCATTTTCTTGTCTTTATTAGCCTCTGCCAATGTAATTACCATTCTATCGTTTTTGCTAAAACTTTCGGACAATGTGTTTCCTTAAAGCTCGCACTAATTCTTCTAACTTATCAATTACGGAAATCAAACTAGGGTCTGTAATGTATTGACCTTGTTCTTTTAATTTGTCGTATTCTCTTAAAGATATTGTAACCGTTGATTGCTCATTTTCATAAGTCATATCATGGTCATGTGTATCTCTATCTATCTCATCACTCATTAAAAACCTTTTTACCAGTTAAAGTGAAAACGGAGGACCAAGGGGCCCTCCGTCTCCTATTTTTAGATTATGCTGAGTAAGCAGTTTGCTTACCGAACACAGCGTTGATACCAGCAGCTATGATAGCTTTTGATGGTGTTCCAACTCTGTATGAAACATGACCAGAAGATGTTTTATTTTCATAAATCATCATTCCTTCGTTTCTTAATTTCATCACCATAGAAGCAGGTGACCCTAGGTCAAATTTGTTCCTTAGAGTTTTCCAAGTCACATCATTGCCTTTTGCGAAAAGGTTTCTCACCTTTTCAGTTTTTGTAGTTTTGGCTCTAGCCATATTGTTATCTCCTTTAAAGATATTATTAATAAAATTAAACATTAGTGTTTAACTCCTTTCAATAAGTTTTGAGTTCTCCAACTATTCAATGGACAGAGCGTATTATAATAGTCCGCCATTAGAATTCTTTTAATCTGGCCTATCAGTAGGGTCAAAATCTGGTTCGAAGTCAATAGGATTATTGATATCATCTAGTTCAAACTTTGTATCATCACTAATAGGTTGTGTCTTCACAGGTTTATCTAAACCTAACACATCTTGATAATTTAATTTTGCATGTTGTGAACCATCTAGTGTTCTACTAATTATTACCATTTTCTCTGAAAGACTTTGAGCAGGATGTTTTACACCAAAGTCTCTGTAAACTAATCCTCTCAAACAATCAATTACCAAGGCTAAATCTTTTGTAAACAAAGGTGCCGTTGTTTTTATTCCCATATCAACAAACTGTTGTAATACTTGTCTTGCCATAAGGTCTATATTCTGTTCGACAAACTCTCTTGTTTGCCTTTCTTTGACCTTAGCAGAAACTTTTGCCTGCTCAGGTGTTCCCTTACGAACAATCTTGTTCTCTGGAAATAATATGATATTATCATCACTCAACTATTTTCTCCCCTTTGAAGTTTACTAAACCTTTATCGGCAAAGTGTTCTACTAATTGATTATAACCACCAACCAGTTTGCCATCTATTTTAATTTGTGGCATTGTTCTAACAGGTTTGCCAATCTCTTCTAAAAAGGCCTCTGTACT